TTGTGAAGAATATCTTTAAACCTATTACTGGCATGATTTTATTCGCTTAACTATTTATAAATGCATCTAAACTAAAATAATGCTTAATATTTATTGAGGGGATAAAAATGAGTACGATAGGACCACAATTGCCTTTGATGAAAGATAGCACATTCGGGTTCTATTCTGCTATAACTCAATATAGAGATGAAATACAACAAAATTTGAAAAATCTTCTTTTAACCGCTCCTGGCGAAAGAATGATGCATCCTGATTTTGGCGTCGGCTTAAGACACTTTTTGTTTGAACCTAGACAACATGGTATTACCGCTGCAAGACAAAGAATCGAGAACCAGGTGAGAAGATATATGCCGTTTATAAGAAATCTAAAGGTACAATTTAATACTGGGGCTGGAGAAGAATATTTAGATAACTCAAATGTTTTATCGATCAAACTTGTTTATGACATACCAGATTTAAATTTATCTACTAGTTTGTTGTTACAAAAAGAGGACATTAGTTAACCATGGCAAAAAAAGATAAAAAACTTATAAGGTATACAGATAGAGATTTTAATTCTATAAAAGAGAGTTTAATAAGATATACTAAAAGATATTATCCTGACGTATACCAAGATTTTTCTGAAGCTTCTTTTGGTTCTTTGATGTTGGATACTGTGGCTTACGTAGGCGATGTACTTTCTTTTTATCTAGATTACCAAACTAATGAATCTTTTTTAGATACTACTATTGAATATGATAATATTATTAGACACGGAGAGCAGGTTGGTTATAAACAGCCATTAAGGGCGAATTCATTTGGTATAATTACTTTATATGTGTTGACACCAATTGTTAACAACGGAACAACTCCAGATGTTGATTATTTACCAACTTTAGTAAGGGGAAGTACGTTTTCTTCTTCCGGCGGACAAGTATTTACTTTAATTGATGATGTTGACTTTTCAAATCCTGATAACGAGGTTATAACAGCTACTTCGAATACTGGTACTGGCACGCCCACAGCATATGCGGTGAGGGCATATGGTCGAGTTATTTCTGGAGAATTAAACGAACAAAAGATAAATGTAGGTAATTTTACGAGGTTTTTAACAGTTCCGCTAGCAGATCCTAACATTACAGAAATAGTATCTGTTATTGATACTGAGGGGCATGAATATTTTGAAGTTGATTATCTTTCACAAGATACAATTTTTAGATCAGTTACAAATAAAGATCCAGAGACTAGCCGATACGTGACAGAAAAAATTGTAACTACATCTGTACCAAGACGTTTTGTTACTTTTAATAGATTTGGCCAAATTTTTATAAAATTTGGTTATGGCTCAGAATCGTCTTTAAAAACTGATAATGTAACTCACCCTTCTAATATCGCATTAAAAATGCATGGAAAAGAATATGAAAAAGAAGTTGGTTTTGACCCCTCAAAGCTTTTAGAAACAGATAAATTTGGTATTACGCCTGCAAATACAACGCTAAACGTGGTTTACAGGACAAATACGGTTGAAAATGTTAATGTTGCTAGCAAGGGTCTTAACAAAGTTATCGAGGCTTTGCTTGTTTTTGGTTCTAATGCTACGAATTCTGAAAAAATTAACTTGGTGAGAGAAAGTATAGAAGTAGTAAATGAAAAACCTATTCTTGGAGGCGTTTCTTTACCGACAGCTGTTGAACTAAAACAAAGAGTCAACGATACTTTCGCTTCACAAAATCGAGCAGTTACCGCTGACGACTATGAGGCATTGATTTATAGAATGCCGGCCAAATTCGGTAGAATCAAAAGAGCAAAAATTTTAAGAGATCACGATTCTTTTAAAAGAAATTTAAATTTGTATATTTTATCAGAAGACTCTAAAGGTAATTTTATAGTTAGCAATTCACTTTTGAAAAATAATTTAAAAATATGGATTAACAACTATCGCATGATTAATGACACAATTGACATTTTAGATCCTAAAATTGTTAATATTAAAATTAGTTTTGTTGCAGTAGTTGACTATGCACAAAATAAATTTGATGCTCTCGATGCCGCGATTGATGAAGTAGGAGAAATGTTTGAGGAAAAATTAGATATTGGTCAATCAATTCAAATTACAAAAATCTATAATATATTAAATAATTTAGAAGAAATTGTTGATGTTACAAATGTAAAAATAGAATATCAATCTGGAGATAAATATTCTGATGAAACTCTTAATATAGAAGATTATATTTCCGCCGATGGAAGGATTCTTTATGCTCCTGAGAATGTTGTTTATGAACTAAAATATCCGAATCTTGATATTAAAGGAACTATTAAGTAATGGGAATTAAAAATTATAAAGCATCAAGAGATAATACTATAACTAACGGATATAAGCTGATATCACAAACCAGGGCGACAGGCTCAAACATGGGCGCCGCCGATATTTTGGAGGTATATTCTATATATGGTCAACAAACTACCTCATCGGCTGAACTTTCGCGTGTACTAGTTCAGTTTCCGATTACTACAGTTTCTTCTGACAGAACTGCAGGCACAATCCCGGCTTCTGGAAGTGTTAATTTCTTTTTAAGAATGTTCAATGCACGTCATTCAGAACAACTTCCAAGAGATTTTACTGTAAATGTGCTAGCCGTATCTCAATCCTGGCAAGAGGGATATGGCTTAGACATGGATGGGTATTCTGATCTGACGGATGATAAAATAGAGGGCTCGAACTGGATGAACAGAAATTCAAATCCAGCGGCGTCATGGGCCCAAGTTGGCGGTGACTATCACTCTTCTTCTTATATTCCTGCTGATACAATGCCGAATTATACTTTTACTTTTAGCGATGGCGATGAAGATCTTTTAGTTGATGTAACCGCTGCCGTAGAGGAGTGGATTGCCGGCACACAAACGAATAATGGCTTTGGCATTTTTCTAACTTCCAGCCAAGAAGCCTATGTTGATAATATAACCGCCGCCGACAGTGTCGGCGCCACCGGCGAAAGTATTCTTTTAAACACAGAGGGCCAAAAAAAGAGTTTTTATACAAAGCGATTCTTTTCTAGAACAAGCGAATTTTTCTTTAAGAGGCCGACCCTAGAAGCTAGGTGGGATTCTAGAATTATGGATGATAGGGGCAACTTTTATTACAGCAGCTCTCTTGCGCCAGCCGAAGACAATTTAAACACAATTTATCTCTACAATTATGTGAGAGGCAGACTGAAAAACATACCGAATGTTGATACGGGTTTAATTCTTGTAAGTATCTATTCTGGATCTTCCAGCAATATTGAGCCTTCTGGTTCAAAATTAGAATTAAGTGCTGGCGGCGGAGTTGTTGCTGCCGCTGATCTAAATGTCACTGGTGGTTACGTTTCAACTGGTGTATATTCGGCTTCTTTTGCTTTCACTGGCTCAACTAGTTTGAAAACTATTTATGATGTTTGGCATAGTTCTAGTGTAGAATATGTTACTAGTTCTATCAACCCAAATTCATTGGATTCACCTGGATGGAACCAATATCCACAGTTTACAACAAAAATTACTAATTTGAAACCTTCGTATAGCGAGGATGAAATAGCCAGATTTAGAGTTTTTGTTCGAGAAAGAAACTCCACCCCAACAATTTATGCGATCGCAAATTCTCAAGCTCAAGGGGCCACTATTCCTAGCGCGTCTTTTGAGGTTTTTCGAAATGTTGACAATGAGACGATTATAAATAATTCAACTGGAAGTTCTACCAGACACACATTTTTATCATATGATAATTCTGGTAGTTATTTTGATTTAAATATGTCTTTATTAGAGCCTGGCTATATGTATGGGATAAGATTAATGTTTTATTCTTCTGATGGCTGGAGAGAACAGGAAGAAACATTTAATTTTAGAGTCGAAAACAGTTAATATGGTTGGGTTATTCTTATGAGCATAAAAGATTTATTTGACAAAGGACATTCGTTAAAATTTCTTAAGAATAAGAGCCAAGACGATCTTCGTGAAGATCTTGAATCTTCAAGATACGTCCAATCATATTCTAAAAAAAGACAAAGATTTTTACCTGATATAGATTTCACTACAGCTTCCAATTTCGCTCGATTTGGGCTAGCTGAAGAATACTATGATACTGCAATAAAACGTATTTATCAAACCTATCCTTACGATGGATCTCAAGCAGAAAAAATTGAATGGGAAAATGAAAGCACTTATTTAGATCTTTTCATTTTTGAGAATGAATACCCTCGATCTAGTGGATTCGTAACTTTTAATAGCGGATCGTCAACATATACTTCTACATCCGAGAACAATATATATAGTAGTAGCGCACCTCAATATATCTATTTTACCGGCGGACCACATGCAGATCCTGGCGGTAATTATAAGAGTGATTTTTCTGCCGGCCCATCAAAAAGCGGAGTATCAAAAGCCAATATATACGACACAGATAGTCAAAGGACAAGCAACTTAGAACTTGATTTAGACAAAGGTGTCACCATAGAATTTTGGATGAAAAAAGACGGTTGGGTATCAACAGACACAGCCAAAATAGAAAACTTTTTTCACCTAGCAAAGTCTGGCTCGACTGGCGAATATTTCGGCCAGCAATTAAGAATATATTCTTCTGGGTTAGCCCATGTTGGAAATATAAGCTTTGAAATTCTCTCTGGCTCAACCCAGTTACTTTTTACACACAATGCTGGATCTTCAACACTTATAACTGACGGTACATGGCATCATTATGCTTTCACAGCCAAAACACTAGGTGTTAGCACGAACTCTAGTCTGTATATCGACGGCGCGCACAAATCAACAAAAAGTGTTGCTAGCACGATTAACGCTGTTGATGGAACAATGATAGCAGCTCTTGGCGCTCTTTGCCAGCCTGACGAACGTGGTGGCGCTCAATATGGCGACCTAGGTTGGGGCAATGTTGTATCATCGTCTTTTGATGAATTCAGATATTGGAAAACAGAAAGAGACGCTCAACAAATTGGTAGATTTTATCGCGATCAAATTGGTGGTGGCACCAACACTGATAACATAAAATATGATGATGTTAGTAACAAGGTTGATCTAGGTATATATTATAAATTTAATGAAGGAATCACCGGCGATTCTGCAACTGACGCTGTTATATTAGATTATTCTGGGAGAATATCTAATGGTACATTTATAAATTATTCTTCTGGTTGTAGAAGTACAGATTCAGCTATTGTTTTAGCAGGTGCATCATCAAAAGAGTTTAAAGACCCTATTATATACTCTACTCATCCTGACGTTGTAACTTTAATAGATGCTAAAATTTCTCAAGGTCGGATGCACGATTATGATAACCCAATTTCTCTTTATAAGTCAGTCCCGGGCTGGGTCCTGGAGGAAGACGAAAGAGAATCAAATCATTTAAAATATTTAATGCAAATTCTTGCTAGCTATTTTGATGATTTGTATTTGCAAATAGAAAAGCTATCAAAATTAAAAGATATTAATTATCCAGATGATACCATATATGAAAAACCTTTGCCATTTGCAGACCGACTTCTTGAGGCGCGAGGCTACGACGCGCCAGAATTGTTTGCCCACGCGAGCGCCCTTGCACAATATTTAGAAAGAGATGAAAAAAGGCTTTTTGAAAAAAAATTATATGAAGTAAAAAATATAATTTATCAAAATGTTTATAACAATCTTTCTTATATTCAAAAATCAAAAGGGACTTACAAATCACTTAGAAATTTCTTAAGATGTTTCGGCGTTGATGAAGAATTAATAAAGCTCAATATATATGCAAATAATGGTGTATATGAATTAAAGGACAATACTACTAATATCGCATTACGTAAAAAGTTTATTGATTTCGATGATCCTGAAACGAGATATGCGGCCACCGACGCCTATACAAATGCTTATTCAGCGACAGCATATCAATATAAAGAGTCTTCTGTAGATAATACAATTTCTTATATACCTGGTATAGGTATTAATCAAGTGACAGGCGCTGCTTTAACTATCGAAGCGGAAGTTATAATACCGAAGAGGTCAATATCTGGTGATGCAAACTATCGGCTATATCCTACTTTGGTTTCTTCTATTTTCGGCATGCATGCGGTAACAGAATCAGATACGGATTTTTCTTTTGCGTCTGATGATACAATTAATTTTAATGTTGTTATCAACAAATCGTCTTTAGATAAGAGGAACGGATCTTTTTCTTTAACGACTTCTGGGTCATCAGATATATTAACAGAAGTAGAAAGTAGTAATTACATAGGTTTATATGATAATCAAAAATGGAATCTTGCATTTAGGCTCAGGCCAACTGGGCATCCAAATCATGCACTTGTAACAGACGTAGCAACAACATATACTTATGAGCTGTATGGTAATAACTATATGTCCAATATTCTTCAAAATGAATTTACTGTATCTGGCACAATAAGCCTTTCAAATGCTGCAAAATTCTTCACACAGCCAAAAAGAATTTTTCTAGGATCCGCAAGAGATAATTTTACTGGCAGCATAGTAGAAAAATATTCTGATGTTAAAGTATCTTCGGTTAGAGCTTGGTATAGCCATTTAGATGACGAAACTATGCGTAATCATGGTAAATTTTCAAATACTTATGGTTCCTTACATCCGCTAAAAAATGCTAATTTAACTGACACAGCCAACTTTTTAGGAACAAAAATACCACAAATCAAAACGCTGGTGTTAGACTGGAATATGAGCAATCTGACTGGCTCAGATGCAAATGGCCGTTTCATAATTAATGATTTTTCTTCAGGCTCAGGCGATACTTCAAGCTACGGCTTTCTGACTCCAATTATAGAAAAGAACTACACTGGTCGTGGAGATTTCTTTGAATCTACAGAAGCTCAACGTGGCCAGGCTATTGACGTTGAGTTTGTTCAGACAACAAAACAAAAGTTACCAGAAATTGTCAATAGTGACG